CGGTTGTTTGTCGCCATTCCAAAGGCGTTCACTTCGATAGCGCAAAGACCTTCGTTGTAGTAGTGGCAAACCGCAAGAACAATGTCGGCCAAGTTGTACGGATCGATGAAACCATGCCAGTTCGCAACCACCTTGTCTAAGTCGACGCCGCTGGTCATTTTTACAACCGTAATCGAAGAGTAGTCACCGCCGCGCTGTCCAAGAGCTACGTCAACCCCAATCGAATACCTTTCTCCAACTATGACCTTTTCCCACATATGCAAGCGGTTTTCTGTTTCTGGGTAACTGGCTTCTTCTCCTGGTTCGAGTCCTTTCATGTAGAGATGTGGAACCCACAACTTGAAGTCGAAGCTGATCTCTCCAATCCACTTCGGCTGCGAGGTCCGCTTGCTGTAGCGGTTGATGATGCCCCTCGGAATGGCGGTGATAGCAGAGGTTTGGAACGACACTTCTGCGGTGACTGGATACTCTTGGTCGAAAAGCATGTCATCGCCGTCCGTGGCAATAAACTCTTCTTTCGTCTTCCGCATCCAGTTGATCGTTTCCTTCGAGATAGTGAAGCCTTCTTTCTGCTTCACCTGTTCGACCATCTCCGTCTCTTCGGGAGTCAACGTGAATGTCTCTCCCTTCGGAATCGGCAGCGAGTACGTCTTCGGTCTGCGATAGAACGGAATGAAGATTGGATGCCAGTCGATTGATCCGGCCTCTGCGCGTCTCCACAGATTGTGCCAAGCATTGTTGCGGCCGTTGCCGGTAGATCCCATCACGTAAAAGCCGTCACTGGCAACAAAGGTTCTCAACAATGATTTCGAAAGCTGAGAGGCGTTCTTCCAAAACGCCAACTCGTCCAGCATCCCGCAACGGAATCCCTGTCCACGTCCGACGCCTGAAGGTCTGTTGGCGTTGTCAGCGTACACCCAGTTCTTGAGTCCTGGGCGGCTTGCTCTAAGGTTCTCATCCGGCTCATCGAAGTTGTAGAGGGTTCCGCTTTGATGCAGGTTGACTCTCGGCTTCATCCACCACGGGAGAAAGTCGAAAGCCGATTCGTACATCCCCATGTTGTACTTGGCGCCCTTCTCATCCTGAGACACGATGATGGCGTCTGTGTGCTTGTAGCGGATTATCGTTTTGTGAAGGAACTCGCCAACCATGTAGGTTGTGTATCCCATGCGGCGGGCCTTGGCGATAAGTGCGCGAACGCGGCCATGCTCTTTTTCCAGACGCCGCAGTTCTTTGTAAAGGATTTCTTGGCTGTCGAAGAATGGATAGAGACCCTGAAAGCCTTTGTCTTCGGTTCTGATGGCGTAGTAGTTCGAAAGAAAATAGCGGGTATCAACCAGAGAGTGATAACACTCGCCGTCAATCCATTCGTTGTCTGCGCTTGAAAGCGAAGCCCTCGCTTCATCATCCCCGACGTCTCCGGCCCGATACTTTGCACGGTGGTTGTCGAGGATTTCAATGATCTCTCCGAGGTACTTGTTGGCTCGGATAATTGACATTTACATCCACCCATCGTAAGCGCGAGCCGTCCTAAGCCGATCCAATTCCTTCTCAAAAGTCTTGCCGTGACGCATGTTGCGACCATGTTTGATATTTACCTTTAAGTGGGCCATTTCGTGAAGTAGGGCGATCCTTGTTTCGTTTGTTCGAAGATCATCGGCTAACAAGATTAGTCTTGGAACCGGGACTCCAAGATATACCCCCCACAAACTGATAGCGTCTACATCTCCATCGTTTTCCCTCATTACCCTGTCCAGTTCTTTTCTTGAAATGAATCGAAGCAATACTTCTTCTACTGGTGGGATGGAGCTTCCGAAGTAGTTCTTGCGGATTGCCCGGTAGTCCCTCATGACGTCAATGATCCTCAATTCGTCAACTGTTGGGACCATCTCCTTGAGTCTCTTTACTTCTTCGGGCGGGAGGCTACTCTTTTTCCTCATCGTCTTCGCCTTCCTCTTCATCATCACCGGCTTCGTCAGGCTCTTCGTCGCGGTCCAGATACCCAGGCACAGCCGCAACCTCGGCGGGAAGCAAGTTGGCTTCTGCGGCTTTCTTCCTCAACCGATCCATCCGTTCCTCTTGCGTCTCAGCCGTACTCAAAACCGCAACCTGATTCGTCTGGTTGTTGTTCACTTCGACCATTGGAACCTTCGGCTGCTTTGCCACGATGATATCCTTCACAATGCGGCTGGCCTCAAGCCTTGTGGTCTTATCTTCCTGCTTGACGACTTTGTTCTTTCCCGTATTGCCATCGGGAACCTCAACCAACTCCGTCGCCGTCAATAGTCCGCCCATTCCCTCTTCGAACTTCGGCATGATTCGCATAATTGATTCGTTGATACGAAGATCGACCTGTCCGGTCCCGTTCTGATTGTTGTAGATTTCGATTTGCCGTACAGAAGCCTTAACCGTATCTATGCTCACGCCCTCCGACTTGGCGATAGCCTTCAGGCGCTCCGCTTCGCTCCCGGTGAGCAAATGGAACTTCGTATGCCGCATCAGATGACGCGGATCGCGCATGTTATGAGAGAGTGCCTTCGTCGACATTACTTGCCCTCGGGTTCCGCGCTCTGTTCGGCCATCTCTTTAAGACGCTGCTGGTCGGCTTCTCGGGTAGCGGCCTTCTGCCGTTCCTGCGCTTCAAAATCCAATGCCTGTTCGCCTTTATCCTGCTCCGCAAGTTCTTCCTCGGTGGCCGTTACATCGACTTCTTTCACCGATTCCAGCGGTGCATCCTGCTCTTTTGGCTTGATAGGGAATCTATCCCATAGAGGCGGCGGCATTACTCCCACAACCTGCGCTTCTTCTTTACGAGGGATGATCGACTCAGGCTCTTCACCAAGATTCTGCGCCATGCTCGCCTGTGCAATTGTCCTGAGAGCGCCGAGGTCTTCGCGGTAGGCGCGTGCAATCTCTGTCGCATCCTTGAGGGTGGCAGCGAGGTCGTTGGCCGTGCTCATCACCTTTCTCCAGCAATTCACAACGCCACGAATGAACGTGTATACGCCGAGCGTTGCGAAGAAACTTCCGACTATCCAAAGCAACAGGGCACTCGTCACTCGCCTATCCTCACTTCGCTGCCATCCTCGCGCAGCCCGATCATCTCTGCCGATGTCATGGCTGTTGATTCCAACTTGTAGTTGCACCCCGTCTTGGGATTCTTGCAGGCATATTCGAGATGATGAACAACCTGCCTCTGCTCAAAGCGAGTCATCACCGGCTTTGGCTTCATTACGTTCCCACATTCACGACAAATAAGATTTGCCGCAATGAGCGGCGACTGCTGCCCCGGCCTTAACATTTCCATTCTCCTCTCTCGTTCTGATTTGCGCCCTGCGCATCGCTTTCCAGTTGTTAAAATTCTCCAGAACGGCTTTTTTCTTATGCTCCTCTGGAATACGGTCAACAAAAAACGTCCCATTTAGATGATCGATTTCGTGCTGAATGATTCTTGCCTCTGACCCCTTGAATGTCAACTTTCTCCGCACACCGGGCGATCCCGCAAGAGATGCCTCTATATCCACTTTCCCCATTCTCGGAACCACGCATTCATTCCCAGGTGGAGGCACGTTGGAGCACCACTCTAACCCTCTGACCTCTGCTCCGTACAGCCGCGTGATTTCTGGATTGATTAAACCGATCACAGAGCGGTTGGGCATCTCCATCAACATGAACTGCTTGAAGCACCCGATCTGTGGAGCCGCCAATCCCATCCCGTCAGCCTTCCTCATCACTTCAACCATGTACTCAAACAGTCTTGGAATGTCGTCCCAGTCACTTTCCTCAACCGGTTTTGACAATACCCCATCTGTTTGCGCTCCATAAGTTAAGAGCTTAAAGTTCTTTTGGAAGAACACGCTCGTCACCTAGGTATGGCGATTTGTGAAGCCCTTCTTGCTTGATCTGCTTTCATCATTACCTCTACGGGTTCTGGAACTGGACGGCTACCGATCATTTCGAGCCGCTGCTTGTCCTGCTCAAGCCATTGCGGAAGGTACATCTCGTGGACTCCACATGGCCCCGCGCTCGTGCAATCGCAATCGAGGAACGTGTCAAGCCGCTTGCGCGATTCAACTGTCCAGTCAAAATGTTCGGGGTAAATTGGAGGTAGGAAGTAATCAGCAATGAAGAATTTTTCGTCGGCCCTCAATCCGATGGCTCGTCCTGATACTAGAGGACCAGCGTTACTTCCGACAAGCACAACCATGTAGGCCGGGTTGTTAGGAACATCTTTCCACGTCGACTTGTTGCCTGTGGTTTCTGTGGCGGCTGCGGAAATAATTTCAGGCGCCGCCGTCTCTCCCTTGTTCTGCCTTCGACGATCAATAATCTCGAATCTGTTATTCGACAACGTAGTTATCCCCCTCGATCCGTCTCACAATCTCCCCTGGCTGAAGATGATACGCCTTGACGAGTTTGGCCTCATCATTCTTGTCCAGTTCGTAAAGAGCGACACATGGCCCGTTGATGTCGACCAGACCCTTCTTCACTTCAACGGTGCTTCCGAGTTGCAATTTCAGGCTTACCATTCAGTTCATCACCTTCTTCTTGTCTGGATCGATGGCGTCTCTCACATTCGACACCATCATTTGATTCTCTCCGGTTTTGAATCCTTCTCGCACGCTTTGGTCAAAAGCGATA